CCGCCCATTGGGTAGCCCGCCGCTTCTCTTATTCCTCGTCGTCCTTAGTCTGCCGTTCCGCGGCCTTCTTCCCTGCGGCAAGCAGCTTTAGCAGGCCATCAGGGACATCGGCACCCATGTGGGCGGCGTTCTCGGCGATAGAGCCGAGTTCGGTAAAAATGTACCACACCAACACCACCGGCAGGATCAGATTCTGGTACGTAATGCCCAGGCCGGGCAGGTTTTCGACCGCGATGCTGAGAACCGCATCGGTCAGTGCAGCCACGCAAACTACCACGATCATACCGGCCTTGTGCCAGATGCCGTCTCTGGCCACAGAACTGGCCCACTCTCCCCTGCTGGCAGCGGCCGCGCTGCCGGAGAGCCAATCCAGCACCATGCAGGCAGCCCAGGCCATCACCAGCCAGCCCAGCCAGCCGAATGCCGCGGTAAAGGCACCGCAGGCGGCTGCAATCACCGCCTTGACCCACAGGAAAATGTTGTCGTCTTTCATGGTTTACTCCTTTCGTTCACGCTGCCTGCGCGGTGCCCTTGGCACCTACGGCGGACAGCTTGTCCAACACGGCCTTGGCATCGCCTTGGGTGATGGGGCCGACTTCGATGTTCTGATGCGCCATCTCGGCATCGCTGAATTCTGCCCAGTACAGCCGCATGGCCACCAGCTGCAGCTGGATCGCAAGGCTGAACACCGCCATGGCCTGGGCGTTGGTCAGGTTGCTGGCACAGATGGTCTGCAGCGTGGAGGCGGCAGGCTTGTCCTCGGCCGGGCGCTCGACCGCATGCTCACCGGGACCGTAGGTGTAGACGCTGCTGCTGGCGGTGGTGAAGTCATCATCCAGCCAGGTCAGAGGGTTGGTGCGCTTGCCGCCCAGCAGCACCTCGAAGTGCAGGTGCGCGCCAAAAACGTTGCCGGTGGCACCGCTGTAGCCGATCAGCTGGCCCTCTTTGACCTTTTCTCCCTTGGCAACAATAAACTTGAACAGGTGGGCGTACCGGGTAACGAGGCTCTGCTGCCTGTAGTCGGCGTGGCGGATGTCCACGTAGTTGCCGTAGCTCTGCATGCTGCGCTCGTCGGTGGTGTGGCCGTCCCACAGCTGGGTGGCCGACACCGTGCCGTCCTCTGCCGCGTAGACCGGGCGCACGGCGGTGTTGCCGATCTGGGTGCGCAGGTCGATGCCGTTATGGCTGCGGCCGCT